GTAGATGTTTAAAATTGATTAACAGGTATCGTCAGTTTCGCGCAGTTGGTACCGCTGCACATTCTAAGAATTGATCTGTCCTCACTTGTCTTAATAGAAGTGAGGGCCTTATTTCGTATAATTTATACCAGAATTTTTCTTTATATTATTATAGTTCGAAATCTATGGACAATGATTATTTCGATTCTTCGGAAGATTTATCATCTTCAGTCGATGACACCCGACTTTATTCTATGAGTCACTCTGATAAGAAAGAATATTTCAAGCGTTTGTTGGTTTATCCCGACAAATCAAAAATTAGCTTCATTGATAAAAATGATGCTACTACCAAAAATAAAGAAGGAGCTGAATTCTGAACCTATAGGTGGGAATATGTGTGTTCAATGATTATTTTAGCACGTCCTGATTATGCAGGATCTGCTCACTTAATTTTAGATCATATCAAGCACTCACCTATTTGCGATGAAGACAGCTCTAAATCCTTAGAGGACCTAGTTGCTTCTAACGCTTCGGCGGATCCCATCTTTATGGCATTATTCAGTGCCATAAAGAGTGTGTTCAATGATGGACTTTCTAAGCCACTAAGAGCGTTCGATATCTCTCTGACTCCTCAAGAGCAAATCTTGAAGAATCAGAAGAATCTCGAATGGCTCAAAGCGTCTCAGAAACGCATTGATCTCATTAATGATCCTGAAAAGCTGATGGCTGCAGCTAGTTCTCAAAAATTGTCAATTAAGGAGTTAAAGTCAAAAATTGAAATCGAGCTTTTCAATTCTAGACATGTTCTGAATAAAATTGATGTCTTGCAGTTAAAGGATTTTCCGGCCTCTGTACGGAGCTTTTACCTTAACGAGAATCTTCTTTCTAAGAAGGCTAAAGGTCAAAACAAGACCCTTACCGACTTAGAGCAAGCGTGTAAAATCGCTTTGCTGGAAAAATACAGGAGAGATCCCGAGTTTAACTTGGGAAAGCCTGTTGAAGGCTTAACGTTAGCTGAGGTAAAACTCGCGTTGAGCGGTTTAAGAGGTCGAAAAATTTTCGAACCTGCATAGTGCATCGTCGGAAATCATTCGTTCCAAAAAGTACTAGAAGTTTACCCATTGAACAGAAAGCAGCAGTTATTAAAGATTATCCAAAACTTTTTATTGATAACTTTAACAGCTATGTTATTCGAAAAGATAGACCGATACTTCCAGGACGCACCTGGGAGCCACCATTCGGCTTGAAGGGTCGTCAAGGATCTTATTCCTTTCCTATGAGATTCAAAGGTTCGGAAGGTAAGCACGACGTGAGGTCTCCCTCGCGTGTCCTTATCATCGCTGAACTTCTTAAGTTCTTCCCGGAGGATTGAATTAAAAGGAATGGCCATGTGAACGATTACCGGTCAGTTCACGGCGGTTGGGTCGCCAACGCCTCGATGTATTACCGTTTTTACAATCGAGATTACGTTGATGGCTCGTATCAGATTTCTTTCGACCCTTTCGATGGTGATAAAATCATCAGACGGCTGGCATTGCCTTATGTGCCTCTTTCTCCTCACAGCGGTTTTGTTGATGATGTGACCGTAACCGTTGACACGGCGTCGGGTGCCATTTCATCTTATATGATGGGACAATCCCCTCGTAGTTACAGTCCTTTAGAAGGGGGCCGCTATTTGAAGGGTTCTTTTCTGAAGACTGCACGTGACGCCATTAAAACGAACTGAAGAGCGATTCACGCTGGGAATTTCGGGAACTGAGCTGGATTTTACAGTACCGGGTTTCGGGAGAAAGGTAAGAATGTGTCTTTTCAAGATGTGCGTTTCGGCTCTGTTCAGCTCGAGGCCAGAGCTGTTTGCGTACCGGAGCTCTTTAATGTATTGTTTGATAGTATCTATTATCAAACTTTCATGCGCTTCTGATCCGAGAAGTTGAAAAGTAAGAGTGAAATATTTCATGGTCACTCACTTTACAACCTCGGTTGGACGCGTCTTATTGAAGATGACTCTAATTTTGAATGATTCATTGAGTGCGATTGGAGCAAGTTTGATACAACTGTGCCTGTTTGTGCGATCGAACTTGCATTTAGTATCATTAGATCTTGTTTTCCAAGCGGTGATGCTATCGACAATGCTTTTTGTTTCATGATGAACTCATTCATCTATAAGGATTTATTTACCCCAGACGGTTTTGTCTACAAGATAAAGGGGGGTATTCCTTCTGGATCAGTTTGAACCAGTCTGATTGGAAGTCTTGTCAACTGAATCGTAATAAATGACCTTTTACGGAGCAGGGAGCTTTTTGATGTTGATAAGCCTTTTGCTTACAAGCTTGATATTGCGGGTGATGACACCCGAATTAGATCGAACCGTCCACTTTCAGAAATGGAGTGGGACCGGTTGATCAAACTAGCCAAAAGAAATTTTGGCATGTCCCTGGACGAAAGACTTATCCAGAGTCATAAAAACGAGAAGGACGTTAACACTTGCGCCGGCTTCTTGAAAACAGTCGTTGTTCCAGGCGTTGGTCCGGTTCGAAAGGACGACGACCTGTTCGATAAAATCGTGACAGGCCCGTATTTAAAGGCGATTGTGCGCGGTGATTTTGAGTACGTAATCTCTAGGCTCACTAATGTGTTCCTACCCAAGGGAGAGCGCCGCTCGAAACTCGCTCAGCTCTTCGCCTTTATTAAGACCTTAGATAGCTGGTCTGACGATGAAATTAACGACCTTTTCATTGACGCTGTGTTTTTAGCTTTTACTAAAGGCTTTGATGACTGACGTTATTTGTTGCTGAAACGTATCAGAGCAAGTAATGGTATGTCATTTTGAGATTCTGTCGATGAATTCGAAGACCTCCTTGAGGACTTCTATTCTAGATTGAATTTCAATTTAAGCCTTGAACCAGAAGCCAGGTATTGAGAGATAGGGAAGCTAAGGTACAAAGTAGGCGATTGGATTTCTAGACCTTTCTACTCTTTCGGTGCTGAGTCGAAGACTTACTTCAATAATTTATTTTTCCGTCCAAAAAGAAGTAGATGTCGGAAGAAAAGGTTAAGAACTCCC